ACCCGGCCAAGGTGGTCTACGCGCTGGGCAAGAACCCGGCCAAGGCCAAGGAACTGGCGGCCATTGCCGACCCGGTGAAATTCTCGTTTGCCATTGCCAAGCTGGAGGCACAGTTGAAAGTCCAACCCCGCAAATCCCCTCCGCCGCCGGAATCCAGCGTGCGCGGCACGGCCCCGATCAGCGGCGCTGTGGACTCCAATCTCGACCGCCTGCGGGCCGAAGCCGAGCGCACTGGCGACTACACCAAGGTCACCAGATACCGGGCGCAACTGCGGGAAAAACAACGCAGGAACTGAGGCACTTGCACGCTGCGCGAACTGGTGTATAGTTCGCGCAAGCGCGGGTTTCGCCAGCCACAAATTGGCAGTAGCGCATCGAACACGAGCGACCGCCGGCTCCGACGGGTGAGTATCAGGCGCGGCCCTAGCCGCATCAGTAACTCATTCGTTTTCGGAGCCACAAATGCCCAATAGCTTCAGCAAAGAAGAGCGCGTCGCGTTCGAAGACCTCCTCGAAGGCTTCAACGACGCGCTGGTTCTCAGCAAGAACGTGTCGCTGTACCGCACCAACTCCACCGAGATGGCGCGGACCAACGACATCATCTGGCGTCCCCAGCCGTACATCGCTCAGTCGTATGACGGCATGGACCAGTCGCTGAACTTCCAGAACATGACGCAGTTGAGCGTCCCCGCCACGCTGGGCTTCAAGAAGTCCGTGCCGTGGATCATGGACGCGCTGGAACTGCGCGATGCGCTGCAGGAAGGCCGTCTTGGCGACGCCGCCAAGCAGAAACTCGCCTCGGACATCAACCTGGCGATCATGGCCGTTGCGGCCGGCCAAGGCTCGCTGGTGGTTCGCTCCAACGCCGCTGCGGGCGACTACGACGATGTGGCCCTGTGCGACACAATCATGAACGAGACGGGCGTGCAAGCGTTCGACCGTTACCTGGCGCTGTCTTCGCGGGACTACAACGGCATGGCCGGCAACCTGGCTGCAGCGACTCGCTCGTTCGGCAACCAGACCAGCGACCAAGCCTACCGCCGTGGCTTCGTCGGAACGGTGGCGGGATTTCAAACGTACAAGTTCGACTACGCCAACCGCATCCGCCTGGCAACTGGCTCTGACGGCGCGATGAGCACGCTCGTCGGCGCCAACAACTACTGGGTGCCTCGGGCCACCGACGTGGCGACCACGGGCGAAACGTCGAACGTGGACAACCGCTTCCAGACGATCACGACTGCGGCGTACACCGCCGGCACCGACTTCGTGGTTGGCGACGCCATCACGATCAGCGGCGTGGAAGCGGTCCACATGATCACCAAGCAGTCCACGGGCAACCTGAAGACCTTCCGCGTGGTGGCAACGCCCAACAACACCTCGCTGGTGATCACCCCGCCGATCATCTCGGCCCAGGGCGGCAGCGATGCGGAACTGCAGTATCAGAACTGCATCGTCACGCCCAACGCAGCGGCTGTCATCGACCGCCTGAACACGGCAGCGGCGCCGATCAACTGCTTTTGGCAGAAGGACGCTCTGGAAATCCTGCCGGGTCGCTACGCCGTGCCGACCGACGCGGGTGCCGCAGTGATGCGTGCCAGCACCGATCAGGGCATCGAACTGGTAATGCAAAAGCAGTACGACGTCGATACCATGAAGACGAAGTACCGCCTCGACACCCTGTTCGGCGTGGTCAACAAGCAGCCTGAGATGTCCGGCATCCTGCTGTTTGGCCAGCCTGGCGGCTCCTAACAGATAGGGGCTTCGGCCCCTTTCTCGTCAACCCAATTCTGGAGAGCACTACCATGTCCTTCCGCACCATTGCCCCGCAGGGCACCGCAACCGTCACGCTTACGGCTGGCCAGGGAATCCAGGTCCAGACCCAAGGCGAGGCGACTGTTTCGCAGATCGTCGGGTATCCCAACTACCCGAGCACGACTGACCTTCTGGCCACCATCAGCAACGGCACCTACACCTCGTCGGCATTTGCTGCCGGCGCTGTGCTGGTTGTCGAGGCTGGCGGCCTGCCGGTGGTCTACGATGTCGGCACCGCTCCGGTGGTCAGCATCGGCAGCAACTTCGGTCGCCAGGGCGCGCCTGTCGTCATCCCCGACGGCGGCTCGATGGTCATCACTGCTGCAGAGCTGATGACCGGCCTGATCACCGCCACGCCGACGACTGGGCGCAACGTGCAACTGCCGACGGCTGCGGCCATCGAGGCAGCTTCCACGTTCGCGGTGGATGACTCGTTCGATTTCTCGGTGCAGACGCTGGCCGCGTTTGCGCTGACGATCACGACGAACACCGGCCTGACGCTGCAGGCATCCGGTGTGGCCGGTCCCAGCACCGCCGGTCTGGCGGCTCGGTACCGCCTGCGCAAGACCGCTGCCAACGCCTTTGCCGTGTACCGCATCGCCTGATCTGCGGCGATAATAGAACGCGGGCGGTAGTCACAAGCTGCCGCCCGCGTTTTCACATCAGGAGCCTGACATGCCGTTGAAGAAGGGCTACTCTCAAAAATCCATCTCGTCCAACGTCTCCAAAGAGATGAAGGCCGGCAAGCCGCAAAAACAGGCCGTAGCGATTGCGCTGAACACCGCGCGCACCGCGGCGATGAAGGCCGGCAAGCCGGGCAAAGGCCCCGGCCCTGCACCGATGAAACGGGGGCGTGCGTGAAAGCCAAACCGGGCCTCTACGCCAACATCGCCGCCAAGCGCGAGCGCATCAAAGCCGGCAGCGGCGAGCGCATGCGCAAGCCCGGTGCCAAGGGCGCGCCCACGGCCAAGGCGTTCCGCGAGTCCGCCAAGACCGCGAAGAAGGGATAACCTGTGTCCTACAGCAAGCGCCAGTACGTCGAAGCCGCCTTTGCCGAGATCGGCATGGCGGGTTACGTCTTCGACCTGCAGCCGCAGGGCTTTGAGCAGGCGCTGCGTCGTCTGGACGCCATGATGGCCGAGTGGAACGCCAAGGGCATCCGCCTGGGCTACCCGCTGCCGGGTTCGCCGCAGTTCAGCGACATCAACGCGCAGTCCGAGGTTCCGGACAGCGCCAACGAGGCGATCATCACAAACCTGGGCATCCGGCTGGCGGCGGGCTACGGAAAGGCCATCATGCCGCAGACCATGATGGTTGCCAAGCAAGCGTACAACACGCTGCTGGCTCGCGCCACGTTCCCGGTGCAGCAGCAACTGCCGGGTACGATGCCCGCAGGCGCAGGCACGAAGCCCTGGCGCGTGTACGACAATCCGTTCATTCGGCCGCCCGTCGACCCTGTGCAGGTCGGCCCCGATGGCGTGCTGGAACTCAACTGAGGCCCCGACATGGCTCTGATCTACCAACTTCCTCTGCAGACGCAGGTGTCAGGCGGCGACCAGTTCGCCGTCTACTCGCCCAACACGGGCGACGCGCGTCGTCTGCCGGTGTCGGCGCTGCTGTCGTACTTCCAGCAGACGTTCGCTGCGCCGACGCTGGCGACGAACATCTACACGCCGACCACGGGGTTTTCCATCGGCGTTCCCACGCCCGTTGCCCAACAGCAATGGATGCTGCTGCAACCTGCCGGCACGCTGGCCACCGGCACCGTGACGCTGCCGCTGAACACCGCCACACCCGATGGCACCGAGGTGCTGATCACCACCACCCAGCAGATCACGTCGTTTACGCTGGGGCTGAACGGCGCCGCGGCAGCATTCGGCGACCCGACCACGCTGGCTGCAGAAGATTTCTTCCGCATGCGCTTCGTGCAGGCCACGAATAGCTGGTATCGCATCGCCTGAGGACACACACCATGACTACCACCACCGACGCATTCCAGCCCTCATACGGCAGTGGCACCACCGTCGCACCCAGCGGCACCTCGGCATTTAGCACGCTTGGTCTGGGCTCGCTGAACCTCGTTGTGACCAACCTGTCGGCTGGCGTGACCTCATACGTCCGTGTTGGCGCAGGTGCGCAAACTGCCACGACCGCTGATTACCCGGTGCTGCCGGGAACGCAGGTGTCGCTGTCGAAGGCCCGCACCGACGATACCGTGGCGTACATCACTGGCGGGTCTGCAGGCTCTCTGCACATCATTCCGGGCCGAGGGCTCTGATGCTGCCGCTGACGAGAGATCGCAGCAGGTCGAGGTTTTTCTCGACTGGTGCGTCAGCGCCGCCCAGCGATCCAAACTGGGCTGATGTTGCTCTGCTGCTGAGCACCACCAGCACCAACGGCGCTCAGAACAACACGTTTCTGGACAGCAGTACCAACGCCTTTACCGTCACCCGCAACGGGGACACCACGCAAGGGTCTTTCACGCCGTTTGCCGTACCCTCTGGGCAGTCCTACAACACGGCTTCGTATGGGGGCAGTGGGTATTTTGGGGGTGTAATTGCTGATTATTTATCGCCCCCCGCATCTTCTGCATTTTCTTTAACTGCAGATTTTACTGTCGAGGCGTGGCTACTAGTGCCGGCAGGTATCGCGCAAACAACTTACTCGGCTCCAATTAACGGTCCCGCAGGTACAGTAATAGTATATACAAATTTTGCTGGAAATAATTATTTTGGGTTTTTTGGCGCAACGCCGTCATTAAATATCAATACAGGGGTCGTTGCCAACGACGGAGCATGGCATCATATTGCAGTTGTCCGTAGCGGCGCGACGATTACAATGTACGTAGATGGCGTAAACAAAGGAACGGCCACAACGTCTGCAACAATAGATTTTGGTAACGCGACGCCCGGGCGCATCGGCGCAAACCCAAACGGTGCTGCAGATAATACTTTTAGAGGCTACATCTCCAACCTTCGCATTGTCAAGGGAGCCGCGGTCTACACGGGCAATTTCACTCCACCAACTACACCGCTCACCGCCATCACCAACACAAGTCTGCTGCTGAACTTTACCAACGCAGGCATCTACGACGCCGCGACAATCAGCAACGCGCAGACCGTGGGCAATGCGCAGGTCAGCACCACGCAGGCGAAGTTCGGCACGACGAGCATGGCGTTTGATGGGACTGGTGACTGGTTGACAATCATCGACAAGCCTGATCTGCGGTTTGGCACTGCTACGTTTACGATTGAGTTCTGGCTGTATCTCGGTGCCACGGGTGCGGCCAGAGGCTTGGTCGCCAAGGGCACCAGCACGACCGGATGGCTTGTGTCTACGGATGCCAGCAACAAGGTGGTGTTCACCTACGACACCAGCACGATCACATCGTCTGGTGCGCTGTCAGGGTCTCAGTGGTATTTCATCACCGTGGTGCGCGAAGGCACCGGCAGCAACCAAACGAAAATCTACATCGACGGCGTGAACGACGGCACCGGCACGGTAAACACTAATTTCAACCAGACTAGCATCGCATACGTCGGTGCCAACCGCACTGGCGGCGATGCGCTGAACGGCTACATTGACGAGCTGCGCATCACCAATGGCGTCGCTCGTTACACCGGCAACTTCACGCCCCCCACCGCAGCCTTTCCGACGCTATGACGCTCTACAGCAAAAACGGGTCAATCCCGAAGCCGCAGACAGACGGAACGCCCGGATGGGTGGAGGTGCCTGAGCCGCCGGTGCCCGGAAAGGGTAAAGAAACCGTCTGGTGGTGCCCGCCCGGCTGGGTGGTGCGGCCTGTGGAACCCAAACCTATTGAGGGCCATGTGTGGAAGTGGAGCCAGAGCAAGAAGATGTGGGTGGATTACCCCATTCACACCGACCCGCCCTCTCCGACGCCAACGCAGATGCCCAGCGGTAACATGGCAATCTGAGGTGCAGGCTGTGCCAAAATCCCCCGCCTGGACCCGAAAAGAAGGCCAGTCTGCCAGCGGCGGCCTTAACACCAAGGGCCGTGCATCGGCGCGCGCCGAAGGCATGAATCTGAAGCCTCCGGTGAAGTCAGGCGACAATCCGCGCCGCGCGTCATTCCTCGCCCGCATGGGCAACATGCCGGGGCCTGAGTTCAAGGGCGGTGAGCCAACCCGTCTGCTGCTGTCACTACGCGCCTGGGGCGCGTCGTCCAAAGCCGACGCCAAGGCCAAGGCCAAGGCCATTTCGGCACGCAACGCCAAGAAATAGGATTACGAAATGCCCGCAACCTCGATCCAATCGCCATTCCCAATTTTTACCGACATCGACGGCCAGCCGCTGGAGCAGGGCCAGGTGTGGCTTGGCACTGCGGGCAACAATCCCATTTCGTCGCCCATCACGGCGTACTGGGATGCGGCCCTCACCCAGGTTGTCACGCAGCCCGTGACTACGCGCGGCGGCTATCCGCTAAACGGCACCGCCGTTGGGCGGCTGTACGTCAACGCGGACTATTCGATTCTGGTGCGCAACCGCAGCGGCTACGATGTCCTGTCGTCGCTGAACGCCACCGAGCGGTATGACAGCAGCTTGGTTACGTTTGTGCAGGCAGGGCTGGGGGCCGTGACGCGGACGGCTCAGGCGAAGATGCGTGAAGTTCAGGTTTCGGTCAAAGACTTTGGGGCTACGGGCAACGGCTCAACGGATGACCGTCCATTTGTGACG